AATTTGTATCACTAAATTCAGTGATCAAGAAACGCGTTACTCCGCCGTAGACCCTAGGGTTTACGGACGGACGATCGGCCGAGGAGTTCGTTCTCCACGGACCGATGAGCTCGAAGCGCAGCAATGCGTAGCGAGCTTACAGAACTATCGCTGAAGTCATTCGCGATGGATTCTGCGGTCGTCCTCACCATGATGTTAATCAGGTGTAAAACGACTTTCGTTAAGGGATCTCCCATGAGTACCCCTCGACGAAGTGTGATTCGATTGATTTTCTGCGAATCGTCGATCACAGTCCCGTAGCAAGAGATAAATCCCTCTGCTCGGAACTCCACTCCGCGTGGTTGGTAGCAAGTACCAAGCACAATCCCGCGGAGTAACGGGGGAATGCCGCATTTGCGCATCCACCCGTCGCCGATTATACGGGCTACTTCGTGGCTCATATAATCGGTTGCCGTCTCGTAGTCAGTTGAAGACACGAAGACTTTCTCGAAGACGTCGATTTCCTCGACTACTCCGATCGTTCGCTGCTGAGTTTTCTTACTCTTAATGCGAAACAATTTCTCTTGATCACCTATAAGTGACTTGAAGAAGTTCCAGCCATGTGCTTCTTTGCCCATGCCGCTGCTGCTTGATTCGAAGGATTTTCCTAACGGATAAGAGCAGATACCGTTCACGAGATCTAACACGATCTTTAGAGCGGCATTCGCCTTGGTTACGCTACGCGCTTTCCCAGGCTCTTGAACGACCACAAGTGAAACCTTTTTAAGTGTTTCAAGGTCCGTTGAGAGCACGTCTTCTAGGCATCGCCAAAAGACGTACTCTCCCGGTGTTGTTTCGGATAAGCTTTTCGAAGCCTCCCGCAACCCCGTAACTAGGTCGAAAGTATTGCACTTTCTACCTAGTGTTCCCTCGGAGACGATTTCACAAACCCTCCCCGCGGTACCTCCATCCTTTCGCGTTCGCTCATAACACGCAGAGGTGGATACAGTTACACCGGCTTTCGTTTGAAGACCGGTGAACGCATGATCCGGAGTCATTGAGATGACTTTCTCCAATGATTCACGGATGACTGCTTCCTGGAACTCACTTAAGGGTTCAGGAGCATCTTTGATGGTATCAAGGAACTTAATCCTTGTTCTCATCACGACAAGAGGAGGTGGTGTCCCGGCACCCCTCGTTTGTCCAAGGATTCCTCTCACCATTAGTGATCGGACCCTTTCTTTCTGTCTCGAATAGTATTCGTATTCGAAATAGAAGACGCGCTCAACAGGGTCTTTCCTCTTGAAAACGTCAAGCAGAAAAGTCGCCATATCTTCGCGATTGGCAGCATCTTTAAATGCTTGTCTTGTCGACTTAATTGTCGCATAGACCGACTTTACCGACAGGATCGCGTCCTTTGACAAGATTCCGTCAATGAACTCTTCCACAATTAACATGTGCAGGAGTCCAATCACGAAGTTGTCGTAGGATTCCCAATCCCACGCTGCTTCGGGAACGGCGAGGTATTTTTGTTGGAATACCCCGTCGATCGTTTGTAAGATCTGAATGAATCTTGCAGAACGACTCTTTGGTCGAGATTTCTCTCCGCCAAAGATCACATCTCTTACCTTCTTAGTGAAGCCAAGAGGCGTATCTCCCTCCAAAAATCTTTTGATGTTTGTAAGGAGATTTCGAGCGAACAAAGACTCTTCTTTGCTCCCTTCTTTCACGTATTTGACGAGTCTTGCTCCCCAGTACGTGTGCTTCTTTACCAGTCTCATCTTGACTGATAAAGAAGAAATGGCTTGAAATGGTTTCCCTTTCTTCGCCTTTCCCGTCCACTCGCTTCCGAGCAAGTAGATCGGGATGTCCGATGTTAGATTGTGTTGATCACCATTCCAACAACGGACCACGGGTTCCTTACCGCCTGAACGGTGAGCAAACTCGAGTGCAGCCATTACCTTAAATGGGTCAGACTGCACAATCCGGATACGACCCCTCATAGAAGGGTTGTGTCTCGGTTCCGAATCGTCGTCCGTGGATAACGATTCGTCATCGCTGGAAAGTGATTCCTCATCCTTCTCAGCTGATGCATCGTCCTCGACCTCTACGATCTCGGGAAACGATGGGTAACTACGAAGTCTGTCTTCTCTAGTTACGTTCAAATCGATAAGGCTAGAAAAGCCTGTCGATTGTGACAGGATTTTGGAAACGGAAGTACCGTTGTCCCAATCCGAATCCGTGCCGAAGATCATTTCAAATTGACCTACGTCAGGATTATACTTCTCCAGCGGAAATCCCGCTTCAAGAAGTAGTTGTACGTTCTTTTTAACAGAATCGGAACGTACACCTTTCAACGCCAGACACGTCGGCGTGGCTCTCGTTGAAAGAAAGAGAACTGGCAGTTTTGCCATCTCTCTTATTTCCGGAGAAACGGATAAGGAACCCCTTTCCGTCTCTTCGAAAAATACCTGAACTCGGTATAGACCCCGTCTGACCGATAAAGGCATCCTCTTGTCGAAAATGTATTTCACATTTTGCATGAGTTTTACGTAGAAT